TCCACCACTTGTACCATTTACATATACAGTATCAAGTTCAACATAATTCATTCCACTATCAACAATATTATAGCTTGTTATAGTTCCAGATCCGTCAGTGGTTATATTAATAACCATACCAGTTCCACTGCCACCACGAACAGTTACATCAGAACCATTAAGGTATCCATCACTACCGCTAATAAGGGTAGAACGTAAAACATCACCTATGATTACATCAGGACTTCCTTGTAATATGTTATATATTTTTGATCTAAGATATTCATAGCTCACAAGATTTAAACCTGATGATTCTAACTTTGAGAATGTATAATTACTATCAGATCGTGGTCTATCTTTTCTTACAATATTTGAATTATATACAACAGAACCAATATCAATATAATAATCTGACATGTAAGTGTTTTTATAAACTCCACGTAAGAAAGCATCAATCTCACCTCTAGTAATATATTGATTAGATGCTGTAGTTACTGCCTGTGTCGTGGACAAATGACCATCAATAGTATCATTACTACTGTTTATAAGGTACTCTGTATGAGTGATTCCGGTATTATGATTGATAAACGATTGCTTTACATAATCAACAGAAGCAAAGGCTTGATCTTGGGCATCCAAAGCAGAAAAATCAACAGCACCATCGTATAAAATCGGTGCGGTTACTATGCTACTTCCGTCAACAGTAACAAAAAGATCTCCCTGTGATATGAGAGTAATCCTATCATCAACATATTTCTTATGAACAAGATCATATGTATTAATGGGGTTTACCAGATCCGTGCTTACTCTAGGGAAATTAATATTATTATTGAATGGTCTTGACCCATCTACCAACATATATTGGGTATGAGGGTCACCTGTAGTTAGACCTGTAAGATTGTTATGTACTTTTGTAAAAGAAGAGTTAACAATGGAAATTTTATTATCAACATAATCTTTTGTTGTTAAATGTCTTGCGTTTGTTATGGATGTTATTGAATCTAATGTACCATCAAGAACCGGAACACCTGTAACTGCAATAGATGCATCTTTAGTCCACACATTACTATGTAAAGTATTTCCTATATATTCAGCCCTTAAATTGGGGATCATAGTAGAACTTGATATAATAAATGCAGGAGTACCATCAACGACCGTGGATGTTATTTGTTTATCTGTTATTAGCGGTTTTGTTATGGTTATGTTAGATGATCCTATAGATAGATCAATAGACGTACCGTTATAACTTAATACAAGATTTGATCCATTAGGAGCTATTTTATTAACAAGAACCATCTTGTCGCTGTCAACAATTATGTTTTCAGCAAAATACTTAGGCGAGGTTACTAACCACCTTCCAACAGATCCGCCTTCCGGTTTTACGACTTTAACGTTATCATCCATGGCGCTAGAAGATTCATCATACGTATAGAAATGAATGGATTCTCCGGTGATATCCCTAACCACAGCCATATCACCATCGGAAATTATATCCTTACTAATACCCTTCAATGAACCGTTTTCTGGATTGGTTGTCAGTCCTGTAGGGTTGTTTGTTATTGAAATAGCGCCATAAATTCTGTTAACGGCCATTAATTTTTTCCTCCGAGATCATCACTTGGAATTCTTTTTCTTCTTTATATCATCCGACATTACAGTGTAATCAATTGCCTTATATCTATAAGAGGATGATTCATCATCCATGTCCATACGATTATGAAACAATGTATCCTTTATATCACTGTGTCTTTTTTGTTTATTAATGTAGTTCACAAATGCGTGACTACAAATTGTTGTAATATAAGCAAACGGATTGTTTGATACTTCTAAATCAAAGTTCTTTAAATATTTACAACAGGTTAATACCGCTTCTTGTATCATATCATCCTTCCAAGTATAGTTTATAAAATTACCTTTATTGGAAAGATTTTTAGCTATCAAAAGTAACATTCTTCCTAATTCTTCTGATATTCTGCCTGATTTATTAAATTCCTTAATCTCAGGTATGAGATCTTTATTCCTCACATAATGAGATGTTTCATCTGAAACTGTTCCTTCTGGCATATATTCCTCCATATATGATATTTAATACCACATATAGTATCATTATATATCACTTTTGTAAACTTTTTTCCAAATTCATCTGTATCTCAGACAATTCATTATTAAACTTAAACCACTTTTCTTTTATCTGCCTCGCCTTTCTTTTATCTATGTTTATGTTTTCTGGATTAAATCCTTGATCCTCAAGACAAAAATCAAATTTAAACTTACCTCTATACATCTTCTTCAACTCTTTATTAGCTCTTTCTAGTAAACTGAGAGTGACAACATCAAGACCGTATCTACTAGCAACAACCCTAACAAGGTCAACATTACCTGTATCTTCATCAACCAAATCAATATTTAGTGATCGAAAGGCGCTCGTTTCGTCATCGGATGATATTGAAAGGTACTTATAGAGTCTCATTACGTTATAACCCTCACCAACAAAGATATAGTATTTGTATACATAAAAACTCTAACAGTATCATCGTTAATACATTTGTATCCAACAGGGACAATACTATATGATGTGCTATTATCCCAACATTGGATGATGGGACATTGAGTGTTTGTACCATGAACTATATCATAGTAATATGATTTAGTTATAGCATCATACATAAACGACAATGATGGTATATATTCTACATATCTTTTATTATCTACATATGATAGTGTGACAAAATCATCAGGTGATGCAGAATAGATGATACTACTGTCAGCATATCCAACTGGTTCTGTAAATGAGGTAGATCCATCTATAGCAACATATTGTGGGTGTGGATTAACAGTTACATCATTCGCGTGGTCATTCCATAACCGAGCCATTTGATTGGAAACTAATTTATTTTTTGTTATTGATACCGTGTCAGATAAATCTACTTGTTCTATGCCATGTACGGATGTTGGTAAATTAGGTGAAATAGCAGTCGATACATCACCATTATACATAGTTCTTGAATGTAATTCCCATGTATGACCTTGATAGTTTGATATCAATTTATTTATAACGTCATCTGAGCTATCAGTGTTAACACTAGAAATACCATGAATTTCACCGTCAACTATAACAGAGTTTTTATGACTCTCCCATCCTTTAGCTAAGGAATTAGAAATCATCTTGTTAATTAAATCACTATCATCAGTAACATCAACTTTTTGGATAAAAGTTGAAAATATGTCAACATGGTCAATGTAACCACTTGATACTCCTGTGGCAGACCAAGCAATCTTAAACTTTGTTGATATATCATACCCATGTGAGGTATCAGACTCGTCAGCAATCCAAAACTCAAAATAACCCTTAAGACTTGATATTGTTTGTGGTACTATAGCAGTACCCCTAATACTAAATTCATCTGTGTAAATCCACACGGGGTCATTGGTTCCTGCAAGATATACCGATATCTGTGCATTTTCAACTGGAACACCCTCATCTGTAACAAGAAACTGCCAATAATGTTTTCTAGCCATTTGTTACTCCATTGTTTTTAGTCTATATCTATTTATCATTTAAACTATACTGGTTACCATTCCGTCGGTAATTGTTACAGTTTTTCCGTCAGTAGTGGTAAATGATCCGGTCACACCGGTAGCATGTTTATTTGTTTCGTGTGTAAGTAGAGCAACATCTATCTGACTTTGGTTTGCATCCGATTGGGATTGTGCATCAAGCTGTTCAAACCACGGCGACCAATGAGCCGTCCCGATAAGCCCGGTAACCAAACCATCAACAACTGTTACATGGTCAATTTTGGTTGGAGCAAACCCACTAACAGATATATAAAATTTTACCACATCTTGACCATGAAACCCACTAACACCCTGTCTTAAAAGAACATCATTTTTATACAATGATATAGTGTTTTCAGCCCTTCTTATGGATAGTGTCTGTGGACCAAAATCGATGCCGTGATATGCCCATGAGACACCACCATATATGGTTCCAAGACCACCAGACGCTCCGAACTGAAATCCCGCAATAGAACCCCCCGAAAATTGAAATATAAGGGCAATCGAATTACCTCCTGTTAAAGGTGATGGGAAATCTACTCCTATATCAACCCCCCATGACAATGCACTGGATATACTCCATTTCGAAGACACATTAGCATTCCATTCAAACGCCAAATTACCGGGGTAGGTAACAAGACTTATATTACCACTCACAAGATTCCACACATCAGTATCAAGAGAAACACTATTAAAATCATCACTCGGGGAAGGCGGTGTTTCATCCCATCGTCTCGTGTATATATAATTTGTAGCTTTTGGTTGATATTGCTGAGTTCCATAAATATCAGATGCCTTACTTGTGTTAACAATACCTTTGCCAAGTAAAGGCCAGTCACTACTCGTCATATCAACAGCAAAAGTTGATGACCCAAGCTTGTATGATGTTAAAGGTTCAAATTGGGTAAAATCTGATGTCAAAATTTGTTCTTCACCCGCTTCTAATCTCAATTTATCTATATTTTTTTGCTGGTTTTCTCTCGGCCATTTGTTACTCCATTGTTTTTGGTTTATATAACACTCTATCTCTGTTCCTTTATGTATTTACAGATACGAGAAATATTTTCATGTGAATTACTCAGGTTTCTTAATGAGCGATCCTTATTTAATTGTCTCCAATAATAACCAACTTCGTTAATATGCTCAAATGGTACATCCAAAGAACATAGAAGGTTTAACATATATTCCGATAATGAAGATACACCTCTAATCCAATGAAGATGTTTTTCAACTACCACCCTTTGATACACTACAAGATGGTGAACCAACACATACATTCGTCTCATCGATGTATAAGACCAAGGATGTGTTGATTGTGGTCCAACCATTAAAAAGTTACCGCCATCATCAACATAATTTTCAGTTGTGTATACATTACAGTTTTTTGATTCTAATACTTCAAGACATTTATCAAATATACCCGGTTCAATGTAGTCATCGGGATCAACAAACGACACATATTTTGCTGTTCCCTTTAAAAACGCATTTGCTCTTGCTGTTCCAGTACAACCAACAATACCTTCACATATGTGAATATTTACTGGCTCGTTTTTTAATGAGTCCAGACAAATATCAAACAATCTTTTGTCTTCACCGGGAAGCGTTAGTATATGAACATCAATAGGATACATATAACTCAAACGATGTAAAATAACTTGGCCATATAGCGGCAGCTTGTTCAAACACTATCTGATCAATGGCTGCTGTTTGACCTGTTATAGGTATTTCATGTAACGTATTTGCACTAAAGGGACCGATAACGTTTACGATATCAACACCCCACTTATCCTTTAAAATAAAATTATCAATATCCTGACTTACACTAAATCTCATGGCAGTAGGTCTCAACTCAGTTGACCATGAACCGATTGCGTTGAGGATTATTCCGTATCCATTGACATACGTTACGAGACCAAACTCCCAAGCTGACTGTGCAACTGACCATGACGCTGAAGAATCCCATGAAGGTACCCAGAACGTGTTATCAAAGTATGGTTCCCACCTTCCACTTATTGGAGTTCCATTCCAAACTATAATTTCAACATCATCTCCAGCCAAAATCGCAGGGTTAAGTATATTGATAAAAGTTCCATCCGAGGTATGTTCCAATGATCGAACCAATTTGATTCCATTGACCCACACGTCAACATCCGATATACTCGAACTCATGGCTGGTTGTACAAATACACCCTGTTCATCACCGGTAGCAATAATATTAGAAACATCTCTAGTAACACCTCCATTATTATCACTGCCAAGTTCATCACACCGAACCCAATAAGAAGGCCATGACCCATCATCGTACATTGTTACAGTAAAACGATATATTAGATCCGAACTCAACATGAACTCTGACGGTTGAGAATCTATAAAAGTCACTGTTATATCCGCAGTGGTTTTTAAATCAAATATCAAAGACATCGCATCATCCGGAGGATTGGTAATAGTAAATGTCATTGATGATCCTGTTATTGCCTTAAACCATCTCTCATTAAAACCTGACATGTCAATATTCCATGAGCCACTTATGGTTCCTAAATTTGTCGTGACCCCGCCACTATAATTATAACCATTAGCATAGACTATACCATCTCGGTCAATATTAAAAACTCTCACATTGGCAAATTCGTTTATCGCCTTGTTACATACAATAAAATCACCTTGACTGTATGTATTAGGATATACATGGCGTAATACAAGAAGATTCTCATATGATCTATGCTGCTCTATGGTAAAACCAGTTTCGTATTCGAAATTACGAAATATGTATGGTCCCTGAGGTCCAATTTCTATACACGTATCCTCGCTATCATAGCTTAATTCATTCCTTGGACGATACATTTCGAGAAAATTAACATCAGGACCATCATCACCTTCTTCCCATATATCTCTCCATGTTATTTTTGGACTTCCTGTTAACTGTGTTGCCTCTACGTGATGAAATTCAAAAACATTGTTATTATTAATCCATTTCTGTGAATCATAATCATATACAAGACAACTTAAATGTTCTATTTCTTCTCCGGTATTACCATATAAAAATTCAATCTTCTCGACGGTAAAATATTTATCAGTATCTGACACTATACGTATTCTTTCTATATCCATTCCATTCAGATAACCTATTTTATAAGATTTACCTGACTCTAATATATTATCAAAAGAAGGATCAACATCAACAATATAATCAAGGTTTGGATTATATACACGAAAATAAATATCGCCGGGATCCACACCAAGGGTAATTCTTACATGTGTTGGTCTGAAACCTTTAACCCAAGTAGAATCACCCGTTCTTATATACAGGTCCGACCATCCACCGTCACCAAGATCTCTAGGCTCATAATAAGTCCCGTTCCATACACCATCAGTTATAACAGGCCAATATGTACTCTGATCTGTAACATCTTTCCATGTTTTGAGTGAATACTCAGTATCATCTAAGTTATACAGAGACATTGGCTGTGATGGCATTTCATTCCACACCTGCTGCAATGTGACGGATTTAGTATCATACTCCTGATATATCGTGAATATTTCTGCACCTGTAATAGAACCTATTTCTGGCGCATTAAATGTATAAAATTTGGGCATTCTTTCCTCCGTTATATATACAAGAATCCTTCATTGTTATCAAGAAGATTGATATCCAAATGGTCTTGTAATGCTGAATCAAACCCATAAGGGTTTCTCCATACTTTAAATCTACATACAAAGTTAACCCCAGAAGGTTTATATATACCGCTAACCCTACTGACAGCAACTTGTTGTTTATCAATACGAGGTATATCAGTATTTATAAGTTCTATGTCAAGGATATCATATTCACTGACATTTAAAAGAGATAGAGCTTCATCTGTTACTGTAAATGTGTAATAATACCAAAATTCATCCTCTTCCTGAAAATCAGTGTCACCATACACAAAGTTTTTATTATTCAAATCACCATCCCAAAATTCAACAGGAATCTTACTATATCTATATCTGCTTTCGTATTCAGAATTTTCTTTAAATGATGATATAATTTTACTACCATCGCTGATAGTAATTCTCCACTCCAAAGGTAAAAGTGACCCGTCAGGGGATCTTGGTATCAAACCTGCAAACGAATTAAGATTACCAACATGCCATATGGCAGCAAAACCCGATATATCCTCACTAAATGTTACAATTATATAAGGATTAGTGTTCTCATCCAACGGACTCATATCTACATTTAATGGTACTATCTTTTCATTAGAAGAGTCATAACAATCGACCATGAAAAGGTTTTCACTGTATCCATGGTATATATCCCAATACCATTCGCCGTTTGATGTCCACACACCACCTGAACTCTCACATTCGCCTCTAGTTCCATGATCACCAATGGAACAAGAACCGCCCTCCCTGCATCCATAAGGGAACGTCCATATAGATGCATCAACAGGTAAACCTTCATGAGTGTTCACGAGAGTAACCTTATATGTCACGCTCCCTGATGTTGCACCAGAACCAACAAGGTCGTCATAATTAACCACAACCTCTTCGCCCTCAACCCAACCAATTCCTTCATTTACAATAACCGTTGATACTATCTTTCCACCGGAATATGTAATATCTATCTGCATTCCAGTTCCGCTAGATCCATTTACGGTCACCGAATAAACACCAGGAACAATTCCAACGAAGGTACTCGAAGGTTTTGTGTCGACAAAATCAACCGTTGTTTGAGCAAAACCCTTCCTACTAAGATATGCATAACTTTCACCCTCATCCATCTCAGGTATATACACAAAATTCTTGGTAACAGTGTTTATGGTTGAAGGAGTATCTATTTCATTAGTCGTGTTGTTTCTTATCTGAACAAAAACTTCATTTCGACCAAATCCATGAAACATTCTATAAGTTGAGTTTAAATAAGCACAACTTTTAGCTTTTGTTACAACCGCAATACCCTGAATACTTTCAGAGAAATTGATATTAATTACATTAGAAGAAACCCATACTATAGACTCAGGGACAATTTCGATCTGATTCTCATCCATAGCATGTACTATAACCTCACTGTCAAGGTTATGTTTAACCCTCCACGAAGATGATACATCACCTTGTATATGGATATAATTATCATCATCAAACTTTACGTTATCGATAACTTTTGATAATGATTGACCCGCATATTCACCGGTGTAAATAGAATAATATTTACTCAACAAATCAGTTGACGGTTCATAGAAAAATTCATATATAGCTTGTCTATTAACTGGTCGTGTCATTTCCCAATTTCTATATAAATTATCAGCGATCTGTTTTGGCATGATTTTTAATGCCGACAGTGGTTGATGGTTTAATCCCAACCTTGCCCTATACATCGTAGAAAGTCTTTCATTGGTTGAGCTTATATAACCATCAGGATAACCGGTAACCCAATCAGGATATCCTAAATCAGCTATAATACTTTCAACTGTATAGTCCTTTGTGAAATCACTTAATATATTTGTAGAGAAAAAATATTCATCTTGAATATCAGTATTTTTCAAAACAACATTATCATCGTCAACAGACCATCTATCACCAATAGACATTCTGACATCACCAGTTCCAACACTTTCCACACTTATAACTTTCACCCGAACAAGAACTTTTTCGGTAAGATCAGTAAATCCGTGATAATATTCTGCCTCTGATTCCCCGTCACCATAAACGGTAATTCTCATAAGACCACCATTCGAAGACCAAGTTCTCTCCTCAGCGTTATCAAAGTCAAATGTTTCTATAATACGACCATTTACAATGTCTAAATCATCACCTGTAAGTGACACACTCCTCACAGAACCAAAACTTGACTGATACACTTCATACTCAAACACAACATCTACAGACGATCCTATATTAGTATCAAATGTCTTTAATTTGAAATATATTCTATTATTAGGATCATCCAGTTTTACGGAAAATACGGCACCATTGTTATAAACATTAAACCTTTCATTCGGATATTCTTCGACCGCATTGCGAGGATAGTATCTCACAGGAGCGTTGTGATTATAAAAACCGGTGTACTCATAATCAACAAAATCATTTATACTATTTAATATCGTATAATCCCCGAAATATCCATAATCCACATGTAAACCATTAACTTTAAATAATATCCTACCAAATGATGGGTTGTTTGCTGAATATCTCAAACTCCATTTATTTCCTATATCACCTCTAACAAAAGTATCTATATCAGGAGTATCATCACCATTAAAACTTATTTTAATATTACTTCTAAGAGAATCATATATAACAGATGGTGTTATGGTTTCTATTGGACTTGATTGTGGGTTATACTGAATTTCTTGTCGAAAAGTTCTAGGCGCACCATCAATAGTAGCGTCAGAAGTAAATTCAACATTCCATATACCACCACCTGTATTCGAAATAGTTGGGGTGGAAACCTCCAAAGTCGCCTTGATAATGTCTACAGGAACCCCTTTATAGTTAGTTGCGCTGATAAAAAACCCTAAAATAGAAGAGGTTGATGTACTTGTCCATACAGGACAGGTATTAAATTCAACACCTGATGATTGAAATGTCCCTGTTCCTGCGTCAGCATCAAAAGATATAATATAAGGATTGTATCCAAGACTATTACCTGTAGGATCAAACGTTCCTCCAATAGCCTTGACGGAAAGAGTTTCATCTACACCTCTACTCCATGTAAAATAAGTTCTTGGAATCAAAGCGTTAGGCAAATCATCCTCACCAACAATTTGTGTTTCGCCTACATTATCATCGCTTGGGTTTATATTAATTTTATAAATGTTAGATGGAACATTAAGAATAGGCGAACTATTGCCACCAGTTATAATCATTCTATTGTTCTTTGCAAACATTACATTACAGTCTTTATATGACAAGTCCATATTCATGTCTATACTGTATTCTACAATACTTCCCTCTAACGGTATATAATTAATCCTACTATCAAAAATATTACTCAAATAATACAAATAATCCTCACCATTCATATTATAAACAACAAGTGTAGAATTTTGATACATATCCAAATTGGTTGCTACAGTGAACCAACTGTCATTGGCAAGATCGTATCTGTGGATACTTTTACCAAGGGTGGATCCTTGCACATAAACATAATTACCATGTCTAACTCTCGTGTCCCTGTCTCCTATGACAAATCCACCGCTGGCTCCGTCATGCCACATTTTGTCAATTTCATTATAATACTTAACTAACGCAAGTGTACTTTCGGTGTATATAAATACAACTCTTTTATCGGGAGAAATGTCATCATTGTTATTATAATAATAAGCATTGGCTTTTTTTGTTGGTAGAGAGAAATTAACAGTCGAGGCATTACTCATAGATTCATTGGTTCTTACTATCTCATCTATAGTTTTGTCTACTATGTTATAAATAGCTTGTTCTGCTGGATGGGATATTTTATCCCATCCAAATGTAGTAACAAATGCTTCATTGGCAACTGAACGGTTTATATACGAAGACACACCAGTTAATGGTACTGTGGATTGTCCGACATATCTTATATAATATTCATATTGACCGGAAGATAGATTGGATATAGACAATGTTTTACGATCTTCTATATCATAAGAACCACTAAGAATGTACCCAGAAGTAGTGACACTTGGACCACGAGTCCAACTATTTGGAGTGCCTCCGTTATCACTAACTGCGGGATCAAGTGCCCTTCGATAATATAAATCCCATGTATGGTTAGTAACAGTACCATCATACTTTAAAGTTGCACCGGGATTAGTCATTGAAACGCTATCAACGGAACCTTTGGTTACGTTAGTTATAGAAAACGTAGCATCATTGTTACCAGCCGCAATAGTTAAAGTGTCACCAGTCCTATAATCATCTATATTTCCATAAGAAGCAACTGTAACACTTGTAACCTGACTTACAAGTGAATCCACTCCAAAATAAACAGGACTCGGACCGCCGGATATACTTGAATATACTGAGTCATTAACATTATATCCGCTACCACTATCAATTACCGTTACATTATTAATAATTGGACCAGAACCAATAGTATATGAAATTCTCAAACCAGTCCCGCTACCACCTGATACGGTATCAATATATGTACCGGGATTAAATTCTTGTGTTTGGTTTGGTTGACTTACTAACGAAACCGACTCAACGGTTTCGTTAGTAGTTGTTGTCGTAGTTGATGTCGAAACAGTATCAGTAACCAGTACAATCGGAACGGGATTATCCCAAATATCACCCGTAATTATATAATGATCTGGATATAAAAAGTATTTTGTCGGATGAGTGGTATCATAGGAAGTATCCTTATGATTTGATGTATTAACTAAATACTGTATTTCCGCTCTTTGATTAACAATCCTAAAATTTATCTTCATATTAGAATTATTTGTATTATCAATGGTAAGGTCGGTACTATACGGGTAGTAAATGGGTACATTAGATCTCCAAGGAACCACATTCGACCCTTCTGCGGGCATTGGATAGTCATCATAAGACTTACCATCAACATCTCGTATATCATAAGACTTAGCCGATTCGAAAAGTTTCATAGTCAGAACCACACCATCAGTTCCCGTTGTATTACTGTCTGTTTCGGTTGATGTCGTTATTTTAACTAGGAGACTACCACTACCACCAAACTCATTAGCGTTTAAATATCCAGTCTCATTGTTAGAATACGTGTTGGTGGATCCAGAGTCAACTACACTAAGAGGTGACCACACGTTGGTGGTGCTTATGCTAACTAAAACCTTAAGTCCTTTCCAACTAGTAAACGCCGCATCGCTATAGACCTTTACAATATGATTACCTGAATCATAAGGAACGACATTTGAAATAGATAAAGCTGATACTCTTAGTACTTTACCCTGATGTTGATTAGTTTGATAGTTAACTGTAAGACCACCACCACTACCACCGGAAGTATTAATATTGTTACCACCCGACCCGTAATCACTTCCCTGTTGTGATGGAACCCCATTATAAGACAAACTAGTCAAAACATGGTCAATCCTGAAAACGGCACCTTTTCCTGTGCTAACTGAACTATTCAATAAAAAAGGTGAATTTGCAGTATAATCCTTTGAACCAATTTTATTTAATGTATAGCCCACTATCTCACCGGTATTAGAGTTGATACTATTAACGATAATAGAAGCCCCTGTACCACCAGAAGATCCACTCAAACTTAAAACTTCACCAACTTGATATGAATTTGAAGGTAAAACACTAACACTACCGGCATTTATTTCAACATCAATTTCTGTTGCCGTATAATCAGTACTATAAATATAACCCTCACCATTATTGTTTATCGGGTTTATTGTTTGAGGTACCGGGGATCGTGGTCGATATGAATACACCACATTGCCATGAAGATATATTCCAAGACGTTCATCATCATAATCATATAATATCGGATTGCCCTGTAACATCGATATAGTGTTGTTTTCTGTTGTGTTCGCAGCAACTTTTTTTGATAAAATACGAACATACGTATCGCCATATGCATACTTCTCTATAAGCCACGAGGTGTCCGTTATATCCTCAACAACAGTTTCAAATTCTCTAAAATTATTATTAGATTTTTCTATCGTATAAGTAACACCTATTGTTGTACTAGCATCCCATAACAACATACCGGATATACAATTAAACCTTATATTTGTTGGGGGTTGAATCTGAGGATCTCCTGTAACCGAATACTCAGTGACAGGTATTACAGTCTCAAGAGACATCGAGGTACTAAGACTAAAACTTTCCCTGCTGTCAATAAAATTTCTATCGAGAGTAACAACAGAGCTTTGACCTGTCGGGATATCAAATGTTATAGTACTTTGAGTACTATTAACGGTAGTTATCCCGTTTTCTGTTGATTTTACTGACCATTTATCACTTTGAACTGTTATGGGATAATCGCCAGAATACGGTTCACTATCTATCTGAATATCTTTATCATGCCATCTCTCATATACATCAAATTTATTTTCGGTATTTCTACAAAAAAGATCTTTAATGATATACATCGATGCATAGGTTCCTTTACGTTTCAGCAACCATACAACATCACGAGCATATTCTCTGTATATATCGGTAAACCATGTTGGAATATCATCGTATCTTTCTATTCCATAAAATGTTGGAACGTAACTCAAAAAGGTTTCATTACACTCCATGGCATCACGAAGTGACCAAACATCTTTGAGTTGTTGATACCCTTCCCCATATACCATATCAAAATATGTATCAAGAAACTCTATAAACAACTCTTTACGATTGTTTGGAGGCAAAGCACTAGCAATCCAATCCTTTAACCCACTAAAAACAACTTGATATCTCGGAATTGTATCACTCTCTGTATCAGAATTATAGACCTTGCCGAAATATATAAACATTTTATCAGTGTTTACATAGTTTCTCGCAATAAAATCTTCGTCAAATGCATCCTTATAAAATTTTGATGCTTTATCCCCATCACGCAACCATTCATGAAAGTAACTATCTTTTCTAAAATATAATTCTGTTCCCGGTTCTAATACTGTATTTGTAGCAAATTCTGTGGTATACGTATAATCATACGTCTGATATCTATATGATCTTGACCCATCATAGCTATCATCCCCATCAGTATCTGACGGATACCCATTAGGTAAAATCGGTTCATATCCTTCTGTATACTCAGAATCATAGTTAACAGAGGTTCCATTATAATTCAGAACTTTTATTTCCACTTTATCCATACGGAAATATGTTTTTTCAAGAGGCTCCTCATGTAAAGGCTTTAGCCTAACAACAACAAACTTATCATCAGTTTTTGCATAAAGATCAATGTGAGATCCACCTGAAACGATGAGAGATTTTTCTTGACCTCTAAACACAACACCCGGTAAACTCAAGTCATCAATGTGATATCCAACAAAACCATTAACACCAATAAAAGCATTCCAATTGATACGATTAGAATTCTCAAATATGTTAGCAGTATCAACATCTTCATCGAAATTTGGATATTTTGCTAAAGGATCACCGGGTCTACTGGTATTATAATAATCAACATTTCCGACATAAATTATATCATTAAACCTAATCTCAGGTATGAGATTTACATACAACGGAATGTTTGTTGTAGTAATTGAAGGCTTTGTTAATTCCAGTACAAAATCTTTTAGTAGAAAATAAGGTGAATCACAAAAATTATTCATTATCTTATCCTTCGTTTACAAATACGCACAAGTCTTTAACAAGCTGCGGAAATTGTTTATACCCTAATTGTATGGGTAATAGATCATTATAAGTTTCATCGTTAGTGCTATGTGTATACCCAAGATCTATATAATGAGGAAAATAACTCAATTCATTCTCCGGGTAAATATACATTGAGTCTGGAACCAAGCTACACACAAGACTCCACGCTTCACCGGCAGCATTACATGATGCTTCATCACTGAAATTTGTATTGCTACACTGACCAATCATATTGCCACCCATAAAATTACATACATTCTGAACATTAAGTCTTTCAACCAACTCAGGATCACGATGTATCATTATGTCTCGTATAACCAAACTATCTATACCACGAACCAACATAAAATCATCTGTATTAGATGCTACACTAGGATCCAATAAATAATTGATTATTTCTCTAAAATCTATAACCTCACCAAACTCTCTATTGTCAGGGGAAAAGTAATATTCTAATTTACGAAGAACTGTTTCTTTGACTTCTATCCAGTTGTAAGTTCTTTTGATTTTAAGACCAAAATCGATTCTAAATTTAACCACCTCGGGAGTAACAAATATCTCATATATACCTATCATTTTTCTCGGCTCTATATATGATAATATATCATTAACCCACACTGGATTATATGAAAGGGGGAAATCTAATGTTACATTCACACCACCAGTAAAATAAGCATCAATATCACTACCACTTAATTGTTTCAACGTTACATTATTAGCAACACCATTTGACCACTCTGCTGGTATAACTGATATATATGCCTTGTTATAGTTTTCAAGATATAATGCTCCGGGATTCGCCTCTTGTTCACCCCAAGCATTGGCAACAATCACATCCCCTCTAGATTCAAGATTACCCTTATAATCATATCTCGTACAATTTCTTTGTTGATTTTGTGCTGCAGAGGATCCTGATATTTTAAGATCATCTATTGTTTGTGGATCCGAACCACCAGAAGAACCAGATACATTATATATTACATAGTTATCAACAGGAATAACCGTTGATGTCCTTAAATTCGTCATAAAAGGGGTTTCAATCCCCAATATATCAGTTGTTTCCGGTCTAATCCCTCTATCTTGTATATAATGTGTAGCTACTGAATCTCTATCAACAGAAAATGTGTTTGCTGTAACAGCACCAAGAGAACCTAGCGTTTCTATGGGATAAACTAGAATAGAATCTGACACATCAGGTATATTTCTCGTATTAGAAAAATTTATAACATATCGTCTATATTTGTCATATGAAAACATATAGGTATTATTTTCACCCAAAAGACCAGAAATACCATCAAAAAAGTCATTGATACGAACCCATTTATCCTGACCAGTTCCTACACGAACCTCAATAGATGGTGTATAAAAATCATAAGGATATGTTCCCATATCATACTGCTTAAACGGAAGGATAATCTGATTATCAACTATATCAGAACCCGTGTATGTTAAAGGTGATGTTACGGGAACCCCTTGTTTCAAAACCACATCAAATTCAATATAACCATTCGTAACATCATCATCCGTTACAGTATAATTATATGAGTCAGTAAGAGTGTAATAAATATTATCACCATTAACATCATCCTTTATACCAGTGTCAATGATTGACCACTGTGGTATGAATATTTGATCATTAGCATTATATACAGCCTCAAACTCATCAAGAGCAACCCTGTAAACTCTGATCGTAACCGTCAATTCAGAAGCAACATACCCCACTGGATTGTAACCCTGTTGTTTGACCAAAGAATGGACTATTTCATAAACATTTGCAGTCTCTGGATGTAAGTTCTGTGCCAATTTATTGGTAAAATATGTATTGAGATCACCGACATATGAGACAAGTTCTATAAGCATTGATATATTAGAACCTTCAAAATTATAATCCTTAAAAGAATCCAATTTTGATAACAAGGTTTTAAGCCTTGCTACCATTGTCTTGTAATCAATATCTCTATAATCCGGGGTAAATTTTACACTCATTATGTTGTCCTTAGAACGCTAGTAAATACCTCTGTGGTATCAGAACTAGGGTCATTAACTATTCTAAATTCTAAATTTATTTCATAGTAATTTCTATCAGGTCTACCTATAACATTAACATTGTCAACCTCTATACGAGTTTCCCATAAATGAACAGCGGCTAATATCATCTCACCAAGTTCCTGTGAGGTCATGTCATCTATAGGCTCAAATAGTATATTATGTAAAGGTAGAGCAAACTCCGGTAACATGCGCCTACCACCTTTCAGTGTTTCAAAAATATTGGTCAGCGAATTATAAATGGCTTCAATATTCGACATAGTATTAACATCTCCACCAGATTTTCTAGTAAAGTTGTTATCAAAGTCTTTCCAATATGTTATCTTTGACATAAACATCCTCTGTCTTATTTATTTAAAAACCATAGGCATGTAAACCTATTCTCCAGAAATTCCACCTAATGTTGATGTAATTGTCCCTGTCGTAGCACCAGAACCTGGACCCCATGAGTCCCCTAATTTTGCTAAAATATCACCGCTAACATTCATAGAGGATTCTGACGCAATCAAAGTCCCTGTATGACCACATGTTAAATTAACAACCGATCCTTCCTTTGCCAACAAAATACCATCCTTATCAGCACCATCTATCCCTGTTGTTATAGTCCCTACAACGGATTTTGGGCTTTTATGTGACGTACAAACACCCGAACCAGAATCACCAACCTGTAAAATATCATATCCCATATCATGCCACCGTAAAAGTTTTTGCGGTTCCTTTAACAACACCAACAGAACCTTCTAATGTCGCTGGTCCAGACGCTGATACTGTTGCGGTGCTACCAGCCGATGCACTGAAAGTGCTACTAGCCGAAGCACTTAAAGAACTACCCGCTGATATCTCCGTACTTCCACCTGAGTCCATTGTTATATTACCACCGGCACTAATGCTAATATTTCCACCAACGTTTATAGACCAGTTACTACCAACAGTTAAATCATCATTACTTATAATATGAGATGTTCTGTCACTACCAACTTTTGAAGTTTTATTCCCATCAATAGTTTCGTTATCATCCACCATTATATGCTTATTCCGTGTCTGTCTCGTAATTTCAAACCTGTCACCCTCATTCCCAAACACAACATTACCATCAACATCTATCTCTATATATGTGTTTGATGGGTGATATACATGTAACCTTTCGGCATCAAGAGTATTATCAATCTCTATGGTTATTCCACCGTGAGTCGAAATGACTATATTCTGAGGATATTCAGCCGCATAAGCTGATTGTGGTTCATCCCAACTACCACCCCCGGCAAGTGATACGCCCGTGTCAAGATTGTTGTTCCGAGTTTCGATTATTGTATCAGTAATATCTCCACGAGAAAGTCTAGGATAATCTGGTTCATCAAGTCTATCGGATTTTGGGTAAACCCCGTCAGGATCATTAAACCCTTTGGATGTGTCAGGGGCATCAACAGGTCTACCTGGTACGGTTGCGAAAAACCTCGGACATCCCCAATTACCACCCTCAAAGAACATAAAAACATGTGACCCTTGTAATGGCACGGAAAAACATCCCAACCCACTCACAGACCCTTCTATAAGACCAAGACATGGTTCGGCCCAAGGTAATTGGTCAGTAGGTATACCCTCCTCTGGGGTAGAAACTTTAACGTCATCATGTAGACCCCAAACCCTAATACGACATCTCCCCATCATATCAGGGTCAACATTGTCTTCCACCACCCCACGATATATACCGTGAAATTTATTGGTTTTTAGTTGCATGTGAGCTAAATCGATTCTTGACATGGACTCTCCTTACAAATTTTTCTTAGACGCAGGTATGAGGTTTTTATTAAAAGTGTCTTTGTACCCATTCTTTATACACACTAATTTCTGTTGCCATCCATATGATTGATTTTTATCAAAATAATGTGTTATACTTTTAACCATATATCTACCATCAAGCTGTTTATTAAATTCCTCTTCTTTGGGTGTCCACAACCCAGACACCGAATCCTTTTCGGCATGACTCGGCCAAATAATACGAATCATTCCTCCTGCATGCCTATCAACATGACCGTCCACTGTTATACTTACCAGTAATTGATTAGAATACTCTTTTATCCAATTACCGTACCATATGTTATCCAAAATCTTTTCGTCATGACATCCATCTATTATAATGACAGGTTTTGATATCTCAAGACTCGAAGGAAATAATGAAAATTTTCCTAACAAAGTATATCTAGACAGAGCGTCTTGATAGGTATACTCTTGTTTTATTAGTTTTTTTCTCTTCGAATCATACCCCAAAGCTTTACCGCCAGTAAGGGTTTTAAGTGAACTTAAGTCAACATTCCTAACCTCATGATCACGAATTTTATTGATAAAATCAGGATTTTTGCCATCAAATATATATGACCCTATACCATTCCCATCTGAATATAGACCTGATGTTTCAACATAAGGTTTCATCCAACCAGTCTTAGCCAGCATTTTCTCAATGGTAACAAATGAATGTTTAAATTCCGTAGAATCTGCTACACCAGACATCCAATACAGGTATCCCGGTTGGCCTGATATGGATCCACTTGCCCTATTCATCAACCATGTGATACATTCTGCGGGAGTTCTTTGGTGAGTATCGAAATACTCTATTTTCTCTTTCGTTGATTCAAACTCATTAAATACTGTTATACCAAGATGATTTTCTGATATATCTTTAATAATATCACCTATCTTTGTATCCTTCCAAGATTTACTCCAAAAATGTGAATGCCATTTATGGTAATATTCATCAACCAATATCAGAGTTATAAGATCATTACCTGCGGGATTTAGTGTTATATTCCTCTCAAATCTTTGTATTTCCAGTATATGAAAAGTATACTCCTTATATTTACCATCACCGTCTGTGTTACCATACTTTATTTTAACTTTTTCTTCGCCTGTCAATGGACCTATCTCAGATACACCTATTCTGTCATGAAAAGATATCTTACCAGTCATACTAAACGAAAACATATCCTCAATGATATAAGCTTGTTCTATTGAAGTAAAACTTAACGTCCATTTACTCTCAAACACACCTGTAGTATATATCTCAATGTCAATAATCTCCCATCCGGTAGAATTAGACATTATAAATCTCCGATAAGTTGAACATCGTCATATAATATATACAAATAATCACTACGCATAAGTTTTAGTAAAGTTCCTGCCTCAAGAGCCTCATATGGATTAGTTATGTCATTAAAATCCGCCACAACCCACCATAGAGCAGAGTTACCATAGAACTTATATGCAATTGTATCCAAAAAGTCATTCTCTTCTACCTGATAATACTCAAACAAATAGGGGTTCTCTTTGGATAACGCTGATATGGTATAAGGTCTGAAAATATTAAGAAGTTGCACTTTATCTTCATCTTCCATAACAGGAAAAGCCCTTAACATTGAGTTAACAGGCAAATTCCTAAAAACATTCTCAACTCTTTTAATCGTCATTATAATCACCCACCTTGAACATTAGAGCTAACTTTACTTTTTCTGATAACCAAGGAACTTCTGTACACAGGATCTATTTCCGAAAATGTCACCGATACAGTGGCGCTCATGGGGTATCCATTCTTATAAGGTGCCTCGTATGTAGGTAGTATTTGCGTCAATGCAGCATTTGGTATATTTATCATACCTGTCAGTTCACCCGAACCTGTTACAGTTCTAAGCTCGAATACATAAGGAAATTTGAAATTAGTGGCAAGTGACCCTGATTCGGTAGATTCGGCACAAGACCACCTCATAAGATTCTGTATAGGAGTCCACACCTCTTTCGAAGCATCTTTATATGTGGCAAATTTCAATTCAATATTAACAGTTCTTCTCTGAGTATCTTCGTATATAAAAGGATTATCGTTTTTACTGCTGATACCCTGACTAAAAATATTACCAGCCGAAGAACCACCGGCAGCACCGGCTTGAGCTACAGCTTTCGACACATTCGCTTTAAGGTTTCGAATCTCACCAGAAATTGTATCAAGAGAAGTCCAAGTATGATCGATGCCTATATTAACAGATCCTGATAATAGGAACCTATAATCAATACCATCCACGATAGATCCCTCATTAGCACCGGTCTGTTTTTGTATGTTAGGTCTAAATTCTTTAGGTCTAACTCTTAACCATAAAGTATCAGGGGATCCTTTGAACTTAGCGTCATAAAAATCTGGAAAAAAATCTGGCATTATGTCATCCCCCATGATTTATTAACAAACATAACGGCTATACTCTCAACACCATCAGGTATCTGTTTTTTATTTACCACACTATTAGTAGAACTATTATTATTGATAACAGAAATCTGTTTTTCTGTGTTATTATTCATAACATTGATACTCTCCTTCAACGCCTTATTAACACTTCCCATTTCTTCCTGTGTTTTTTTATTGCGATCATCTTCATATTTAATCTTAGCGGCAGCAACATCTACCATAGAAGTCTGATCTTTGTTTATAATTTTATTATCACCGTCCAATCTACTTCTAGGAATAACTTCATCTTTGGTCTGATTGTTATATAAGCGATCTTTTTCTTCTACACCACGCCACTTCCTTTCAGGTATATCAGGTGATTTAATTGTTTCGGGGAGGTTAATTTTAGTAGAAACTTCTTTCTCATCACCCTCATCATCACCACCAAAACCAAAAATGTTAACCACTTTATCTACTATCTTACTCGCTGCACCAAAAAGACCATCTTTTATCTTAGAAAAAATACCTCCAATCTTATCAACTATGGATGATATTGAATCAAAAAGACCATCTCTCATTACAACAAAAACTTCGGAAAAGCTATCAACTACCGATGATATCGCACCAAAAATACCATTTTTTACATCAGATAGAATCTCAGGAACTCTGTTAAATATTGTAGATATTGCATCAAATAAACCATTTTTAATGTCAGTAAAAACCTCTCCAACCTTACCAAAGAAGTTTGAGATATCATTCCATATTCCAACAAAGAAATCTTTAATACCTCCCATAACATCTGACGACTTGAGTTGTTTTGATAACTCTAGATACTCGTCTCTTTTTCTCTCATAATCTGCCTTGTATAATTTCTCTAACTCACTCTTCTCTTCCCTAGAAAGAACCTTATATTTACCGTCCTGTGATGCAAGTTCACGTGACTCATCAATATCAATATAACCATTTTTCATGGCCGTACCAAAAGACATGCCTCTTTCGTTTACACCAACCGCACCGGCATTTGAAACCTCGTCATACATATTCAATGAATCTGACATAGCTTCATAAGCTTTATCTTTTTTTTCTTTTCCCATACCTAATAAATTTTTAGCCCAATCCGGTATTAAATTAGAAATAAAATCTCCAATCTTACCAGAAAAATCTTTTACCTTATCTACTATTCCAGAAAAAACATCAACAATAGAGTCAAATATGTTATACAAAAAATCACCTAATATAGATATAGGATTGATTGATTTTATAATCTCCCAAAGACCTTCTACCACGTCACCGCTAAAAATTTTCTCCAGACCATCCCATACACCAGTGAACACTGATTTTATGGTATTAAATACGGCAGTAAAAGGTATCACTATCATATCCTTTATAAAACCCCACCAAAGCATCAGAGGTTTGAATAAGAACCCTATAGAGTCTTTAACGAAACCAAGGATATTTTTTACACCAGACATAATACTATCTGCGGTACCTTTAATTTCGACGCCAAAGAAACCCATAACCTTTTCAAACAACCAACTCAATATCACTACGGGTGCCTTCACAAAGCCTATAATGACACCCTCAATACCACCCCACAATTTATCAAGGATGGTTCCTTCTGTGTTCAGGAACCCTTTAACAAAATCAAATATAGCTGTGACCCAAAACAAAGCTTTACCTATAATACCCAACCCTAATTTAAACCCTTTAACAAATTTTCCCATAGATTCCGCAATCAGAGATGACTTTTTCAAAAAATCTAAACCTATTCTAATATAACCACCAATAGATGAGCCAACCCTACTAAATATACCTATAACTTTCCCAATAACACCGCCGATGTTTGCTAGAACCTTGCCCATTACCGGTAAACTATTGATAAATTTACTAGCTTGTGTTATAAAATTTGAGATTAAAGGAAATTTAGCTATAGCTCTAAGAGATTTAAACATAATCTCAAATGGGTATATTATCTGTTTAACAAGGGCACCCGCAGCAAGCCCAACTGCCGCTATAACAAACATTAATCCCTTTTTAAAGAATTTTTTAACACCATCAAGCACTTCATCCTTCCTTCCATATAACTCCCTTGCTTTGTCTCTTTGACTTATAGCCCACTGCTTTCTGCTAAACAGCCATTGTTTTTTCTCACCAATCCATTGCTTCTTTTGTTCCATCCATCCCTTAATACCAACCGATCTATCTTCTGATACATCACCCGCTATTTTCTTTAAATACACAACAACACTCTTTTCATATTCTGTCGGTCCACTTGTCAAGGATTTAAATGCGACCATAAGACTTTTACCTATAGACCTAAAAGGTCCAACAAGAACATCAATCGGTTTCAGTATAGATCCAAGATGTGTGTTCATCTCACCCAATATATCTTTACCAGCAGACCTCCAATGCTCCGTCATCTCATCTGACATCAATCTTCCTATTAAAGGTATATTCTGCATTTGTTTCCTAACGGCACCGGCAGTTGATTTTAACTGTTTGATTAATGGATGAAACATATTCTCACTTTTACTGACAAGTTCATCCATATGAGTATCGGTAAGTTCTTTTATTGCGTTCTCTATCAAATCTTTGTCTTCTGGGTTATTTTTTTCTAATACTTCCCTAAGTTTATTGAACATTTGATCAAAAACAACATCCTTATCCTCAGCTGATCCTGTTTTATAGACCTTAGCTATCTCCTTATTTTCGCGTATTTCATCAATAACCATTTCAGAAAGAGTTCGTTTATATGCCTCTTCTGCCCCCAAGGATTTAGATATTGTTCCGGCTAAGTTTGAAATTTGACCACCTAGATCTTTA